TTGAAGCGGAAGCACCTTACAAATTGCAGAGTTCAGTTGTTACCAGTTTAGGTATCTAATTGGTTCTTGATTCATAGGAGAAAGAGGGAGGGCAAATGCTCTCCCTTTTTTGTTACATAAATTTCGCATCGCTATTTTGTTATGATGCTGAAAGTAACAAAGCAAGATTCCGAATATTGGTATGTAACTCTCACCGAAAAAGTGACGATTGCAAACCCTTATTTTCTATTCAGTATGAAGTGCCGTCAAACCGATGCAGTCAAGAACTTTATTTTGACCGACATCAGCACATTCAAGGAGAGATACAACAAGTTTCTTTTTGATGAAGGTGCAACCGATGCCAAGACATTGGAAGTTGGTGAACACGAATACAGAATCTATGCTCAAATTTCATCCAACAACTTGAACCCAACATTGGCAGATGAGTTGGTTGAGACAGGCATCTTAAAAGTCATACCATTGTTGAACGAAGAACTATTCTACCAAGTATCGTGAGCGAGAAAATATACACAACGCAGCGTGATATGGGAGTTGAACACGATGTTCAATTGACGGAGAAATTATTCACCACTCAAAGGGACATTGGTTTTGAACGCTTGACAGATTTGGAGAAAAAGAACTACGATGTGGATGCTTTGAGGGCGTTTTTTTTATTGACTGAGGATTCATTTTTATTGCTCCAAGAGGATGGAGGTAGATTGGTAGAAAGTTATGGCTAATAAGAAGATTTCACAACTTGATCCGATAGGAACTATTGATGTCAATCAGGACTCAATACCAATCGTTGACTATTCGGAGAATGTCACCAAGCGGACAAACCTTGCCAACATCGGTCAGCGTGTATTGGAAGCCAGTTCAACCACAAACCTTGCAGAAGGTACAAACCTATACTTCACAAATACTCGTGTTTACACCAAAGTCAAAGCAACTTTGTTGGCTGGTTCAAACACATCCATAACCTTTGACGATGCACTTCAAACAATCACGATCGCATCACAAGGAAATGTTCAATCGGTAAACACAAAGACAGGTGCAGTTGTATTGACAACCACCGATATCACCGAAGGAACAAACGAGTATCACACATCAGCACGAGTGAGGGCGGTCATCTTGACTGGTCTTTCACTTGTCACAAATGCGGTGATCTCTGCAACTGATTCGGTATTGATTGCCTTTGGAAAGTTACAAGCTCAAATAACGGCAAACCTTTCAACGCTGACATCACACACATCCAACACAAGCAACCCACACGCCACCACAAAGGCACAAGTTGGGTTGAGCAATGTCGCAGATGTAGACACCACAAACGCTTCAAACATTGCAAGTGGTACATTGAGTGATTCACGACTATCATCTGTTGTTACAAAGCAAGGAAACACATTTAACGGAGCATCTCAATTAGTTCAGTTGGATGCATCAACCAAACTTCCAGCGGTTGACGGAAGCAATTTGACAAACTTAAACATTCCACCTTCAACGGGTGGGGACTTATACCTATTTTACAACTACTAAACTATGCCTGCAAATACATCACCCATATTCGCACTCACCCCTGAACTCGCATTCGCAACCGTGACTGCGGCAACAACCGATAGAACAGGTGCGACAATGACAAACACCGTCACACTTTTAACGGCTGCAACAAACGGCACGAAGATCACGCAGATAGGAGCGAAGGTTGCTGGAAGTAACTCTGCAACTGCGGTGCTTATTTTTGTGAGTGATTCAAGTGGAGCAAATTTCAAGTTGTTTGATGAGATTGTATTGACTGCGGTGACTGCCGCAAATACAACCACATCACAAAGGGCGGTAACTGCTTACTCGGATTTGCAGTTAAAAGCGGGTCAAGTTGTGAAGGTTGGAACTACGGTTGCCGTGAGTGATGGCGTTAATTGTTTTGCAATAAAAGGAGATTATTGATGCCTGACTTTGGGATAATGCGTGGGTTTAATGACAAGCTGTTTGGTGACAAGTTGGTCGCTGGGCAATTACCTACGCAATTGGGGTTAATTGGAAGTAATGATTTTGGAACTGATCCCGATGCACAGGCTTTTTTTGATAGAGTAACTGCTGCGGGTGGCTCACTTTCTGCTACTGAAAAACAAGCGGTTAATACACTTGTTGTGCAAATGAAAGCTGACGGAACTTGGACAAAGATGAAAGCCATTTATCCAATGGTGGGTGCAAGTGCTGCCGCTTGTGCTCAGAACTTGAAGAGTTCAAGTTTTACGGGTACATTTACTTCGGGTTGGACTTTTGCGAGTACGGGTGTAACGCCTAACGGAACGAGTGCTTATTTTGATACTACTTTTAATGAGGCGAGTAATTTGACATCTAATAGTGTTCATTTGTCTTTTTATTCAAGAACAACAACAAGTGCAAATTTTATGGCATTTATGGGCGTAGTTACTTTTACAGGATTTTTCTCAATGATAGCACAGGCAGATAATACTTCAAGTGATTTTGCTTGTCAAAGTGTTTTAAGTGCTGCTAACCGAGCAAATACAAATACACAAGGTTTTTTTTTAGCAACAAGGCAAATATCTACTGAATTTAATAGTTTTATTCGCAATGTAAAAGATATTCACATAAAAGCATCCAATCTGCTTGCAACTATTCCATATTATATCGGAGCAAGAAATTTTGCTGGTTCTGGGAATAGTTATAGTGATAAAGAATGTGCTTTTTCTTCAATGGGTGACGGCTTAGATGACACAGAATCATCAAACCTTTACACCGCAGTACAAGCGTTTCAAGAAGCATTAAACAGAGAAGTATAATGATAGGATACATTCTAACACCAGAACAAAAAGAATTGATTCAAGGGCAATACTTTGCAACTGATATTTTTTTTAACTGCGTTGCCGATATCAATGGCGTTTGGTTTTTGTTTCTATCAGAGCAAGATATCCCATTGGTTCAATCTTCGCAATACGCTTGGGTCTTAACCTTACCACAAGGCGAATACACACCACCACCTCCACCCCCATTCCCATACTAATGACCGCCATCAAAAAAACCCCATCCCCAATCCCTGTTTCCTTTGAGCAATTTCGTAAGAATCCGATTGCTGCAGTCGCTTTTTGTATGCTGTTGGCTGTTAGCTATTTGTATGTTGACCTGCGTTCGGGGTATAAAGAACAAATCGAAAAGAGCAACCAAAAGATTGATGCACTTGATTTGAAGATTGACCGCTTGTCGTATGCTCTCAAAAAGTCCGATAGTGCGTTGGCTGCTGCCATCACCGAGATCCGTATAATGAACACAATGCGTAAATTATGAAACACTATACTTTGATTTTTGCAGCTTGTTTGTGTATCGCCATTGTTGCCGTTCCACAACCCAAGACCAAAGCCGTTCCAGTGGATGAGGTAGAGTTGATGCTTGAGAAAATTAGCAGTCATCTACAAGAGGCATCGGTTGCAACTGAACAGGCACACAAGATGAGTGACAAGATGGTGGAAGAAAAGGTGGCGGAGAAAGCAGAATTGAAAGAGGCAGTTGTCAAAGCGGAAGAGAAGGTAGAAAAGATGGAGGAGAAGATTGAGGTTTTTGCAGTCAAGATGGTGGGTGCTGGAATTGATACAACCACACAACCCATTCAATTCAAGGGAGTGATTTACGATGCATATTTGAACTATGTGAGCGAAGGAGGGAAAGAGGATTTTGAATACTTTAGGGTTTACCTATGGCAACCAAAGTAAACACATCAACATTCCGTGCCAAACCCAAAAACAAATTGGGCAGACATACCAAACACAAGAACAAGCACAAGAGTTCCAAACCATATAAAGGACAAGGGAAATGACAGACAAAATCAAAGTAGCAATGAAGGTAAAAGGTTACAAATTCTTTGAGAATGGTGACTACAACCTGAACATCATCGGCATCCGCACCATCGGCAACAAAGTCACCAATGTATTTGATGACCTTTTAACCGTTTCCTACAAAGTGAACGGTGAATGGGTGTTCAAACAATGGGCAGCGACAACAGATCCTGGCACAAAGGGAGTGAAAGAATTTCACAACGCTCAAGGTGTTGCTCGTTTAGTTCCCGGTCAGTACAAAGGAAGCCACGCCATCGGTCTGCATCAAGGCAAATATGAGGCGTTGAGACAAGTGAAACCACTCAAGGTATACCGAGATAGCAATAAGGATATGACATTTGATGAGAAGGTCATTACTGAAGGAATCT